GAAGAAAGCAAGAAAAGAAATCCCTTCTGCATCCGCCGATGCAGCGGAGGAGGGCGCTTCCGCTCAGGGACAGGAAAGGCAGGAAGGCGCGGGGATACGCACAGGTTCCGCACACGTTGCGAACAACGCCCCCACGGTAACATCTGCCGCCCCCGCTGTTGGGGAAGGGCCCGCACCCGAACCGGTGTACCGGACGGCGAACAAACGCGTGCTCACGGGCCAGCGGCTGTCGTGGTTCAACCGTGTGTGGGACGCCTTCGGCTACAAGCGCGGGAAGGCTGAGGCTGCGGACGCCTTTTTGGACATCAAGGGGCTGTCCGAGTCCCTTGTGTCCGCCATTTGCCGGGCGGCGGAGCGGGAAGCGGCGCGCAGGCTCGATCTCGTGGCGCGGGGCAAGACGCCGAAGATGCTGACGGGCTGGCTGGCCGGGCGGCGATGGGAGGATGTGGCGGACGCACCGCCCCTGCTTGTGTCGGCTGCGGCTCGCGGCCCCTTGCTCGGCGATCCCGTCATCGAAATGCCGACAGAGGCACAGCGCGAGGAAGGCAGGAAGGTGGGGCAAGCGTTCATGGAAAAGTGGCGGCATGGCGTGAGGCCGGACAATCAGGACGGACAGTTTGACCGCCGGAAGCCGCTGCCCGTCCCGGCAAACTTCAGGAGCGTCCTGCAACGGGCGCTGTAGGGGGAAAAGTGAGTGGATTGACGGTGGAAGATTTGCCTAGGGCCCTGCGTCCCTTTGCAGCCCGTTTCGGCATGGAGGCCGTTTCCGATTTGGTTGAGCGTTTCGGGGGCAATAACATTCTTGTCCCCAAAAAACTTGAAGGAAAATACTATAGGCAGCTTTGCGACGCACTCGGATGCGAATCCGCAGGGAACCTGTGCCGGTATTTGGGGGGTAAAGTGCTATACGTCCCCAGTTTTAAAAAGCTGAAAACGGGCAGGCGCAACGCGGCATTGAACGCCGAACGTGACGAGCTGGCAAAGGGCGGCATGGGAGAACGCGAGCTCGTCTGTATTCTTGCTCGGAGGTACGATCTGTCCGAACGGCAGGTATGGCGCATTTTGAAACAGCCGAGGACGGCAGGATGAACTGGAGCGTTTCCAACGAACCTGCCCCCGTCCGGCGCGCGAGGGCGAAGCGGGCCCCGTGCCCTCTCGAATTGGATGAGCAGAAAGCCCTTTTCGACTGGTGGAAGCGAACGCCGTATGCCCGGCGCCTCGTCATGTACCACATCCCCAACGGCGGGCGCCGGGACAAGATCACCGGGGCGCGGCTGAAGGCCGAGGGCGTGGTGGCGGGCGTCCCCGACGTGTTCCTTGCTTCGCCCCGGCAGGGGTTCCACGGCCTGTACATTGAGATGAAGCGCCAGCGCGGGGGTACGGTTCAAGCTACGCAGAAGAAGTTGATCGCCGCGCTCCGTCAGGCCGGGTACCGCGTCGAGGTCTGCAAGGGCTGGTGGGAGGCGCGGGAGGTCATCGAAAACTATCTGGCTGGGGCATTGCCCCAAGCAAGCGGAGGCAGAGCATGAGGGAACGCGTAGCCGATGTGATCGTCCCTATTACAGGCGGCAGGCTTGATATGCTGGCGAAGGCCACGGCGATGCTGCACAGGGCGGTTGAGGTGCAGGCATACGTCTGGGGCGTGGAACGGAACCGGATAGCGATATACGGGCCTCTTCGCCGCACGGTGGGCGGCGTTGGGATGCTGGTATACAGGCTCAAGAGGCTGAAGGTGGAGAAGGGCATCAACCTGGACGACCGGAAGGCTGAGGGGAAGGGCGTTTGGGACTGTTCGGCTCCAGTGGTTGATATGTGATGAACGTACCGGAATGGATGTATGTGGGGGATATTGTGAACCAGCTTGAAATGGAACTGATCATCGGGAACGGAAACGCGGCTGCGGGGCACAGGCTCATCGAAGACATTGCCCGGCGTGTATCCGAAGCGCGGCGGAAGCATCCCGTTTTTGCGGAGGGCAAATACCATGCGCTCGGCGTTATCGGCGAGGAGTATCAGGAGGTCGTGCAGGCCGTGGAAAAGGAAACTCCCGACCGTATGTATCAGGAGCTTCTTGACCTGATCACCACGTCCATCCGCGCGGCGAATGGAGAGCATGAGGCGGCGCATGGCCCGGCTGACGCCTGAGCAATGGGAACAGGCCCGCGCGGAATATGAAGTCCGGGGCGTGTCGCTTGGTGACGTTGCCAAACGTTTCGGCGTGGCAACGTCCAGCGTATCGCGCCGGGCCAGGGCCGAGGGGTGGACGCAGGGCAAAATGCAAGACCTCGCGGAGCGGAAAGTCGCGGCAGTCAAAGCCTTGGCCGAGGTTGAAACGCAAACGCAAGACCTGCCGTTGCGTTTTCAGTACACCTTGCAAAGCGTGGTGCAAGAGCGTCTGCAGGCCGAGGGCTTGTTGGCTTCCTTGGATGTGGCACTGGCGACCAAGGCCATCACGCTCGCCAAGCAGGCCACGAGTGCGGCGGACATAGAGACGCTTTCCCGCGCACGCAAAAACCTTGCTCCGGCACAGCAGCCACCGGCCCAGCAGACCAATGTCACCGTAACCCAGCAGGCTCAAGCCAGCGCCGTCGAAACCGTTTCAACCCCTCCGGCTCCTCCGACGCCCGATAGCGCCGTGCGTGCCGTACTGCGCGGCTCTTTGGAGGGAGATGACGCCTGATGCTGTTCGCCAAGGCTACCCAGGCCGAGCGCGACGAAATCCGTCGCGCCTGCGAGGCTGATCTGCTCACGTTCACGGCGGTCATGTTCCGCGCCCGTATGGCCCAGCCGTTTCTGGTCAACTGGCACCATGAACGCATTGCCGACGCTCTCATGGCCGTGTATCGGGGGGAGGTCAGAAACCTGTGCATCAATATGCCGCCGGGCGGCACCAAAACTGAACTTGCGGTTATCCATTTCATGGCATGGTGCTTTGCCAGAAGTCCGTATTGCCGATTCCTGCACTTGTCCGGTTCGGATGAACTGGCATCGCTGAACAGTTCCACGGTGAAGGAAATCATAGAGCTTGAGGAATTTCAGGCGTTATGGCCGACGACGCTCAGGAGCGATTCGAGGGCCAAGAAGCGTTGGAATATCGAACTCGACGGCAAGACGGCCGGAGGCGTTTATGCCACATCAACCGGCGGGCAGGTCACAGGTTTTCGGGCAGGCTACATACGGCATGGCTTCTCCGGTGCGATTCTCATCGACGATCCTCTCAAATCTGACGACATCTGGAGCCAAGCCAAGCGTGATGCTGCTAACCGTAAGCTCACCGGCACTATCCGCAGCCGCCGGGCCAGTTCCGAGCACACACCGATCATCCTGATTATGCAGCGCCTGCATGAGGACGATCCGGCCAGCCATGCATTGGCCGGGGATTTTGCGGCAGAGTTCACTCACCTCGAAATTCAGGGTGTACAGAACGAAGGGACATCCGAGGAATGCAGCTATTGGGAGGCCAAGGAAAGCCTTGCATCAATGCTGGAGCTGAAAGAGCGCGACCCCTACACTTTTTACGCGCAATACCAGCAAAGGCCGACGCCGCCCGGCGGGGCCATGATCAAGACCGATTGGATACAGCGTTATGTGAGCCTGCCGGAATCACTGCACACACTGCTTTTTGTCATGGATACGGCGCTCAAGACAGCGGAACGCAACGATTTTTCTGTTCTTTCCGTTTGGGGCTTTGATGGAGTGGGCGTCTACGCCATGGACGTGGAGCGCAATAAGTGGGAAGCGCCGGACTTGTTGGCCCAAGCGGCGGCCTTTCTGACCCGGTATCGACCCCGGCGGCCGTCAATGCTCAAAGTGCGCGGTGTGCTGATCGAAGACAAGGCCAGCGGTACCGGGTTGATCCAGAGTCTGCGGCGTGATGAGGCATTACGGGATATGCCCATTATTCCCGTGCAGCGCAACACGGACAAGGTAAGCCGAGTCAATGACGTGCTGCCTTTCCTGCGCGCCGGGCGGCTTTTTGTGCCGGAGTCCGCACCGTGGCTTGCCGCGTACCTTGGGGAACTGGCCGCCTTTTCTCCGGCCATGACACACAGGCACGACGACCAGGTGGACGTGACCGTGGACGCCCTCAACGAGCTGCTTCAGGTCGGTGGCGGTGTCTCGCAGGGCATGGATTTGTCATAGGGGACAGCATGAGAGTTAGGCTTTTGAAAGACCTGATTACCGGAGAACGGTATTTCAAAGAGGTGGCTACGGGCATGGCTTTCCGACGCATTGTCGGCTCTCTGGTTTGGCCGTGCGGAGAGCGGCAGGGGTGTCTCGTCGTGTTGGGGGAGACGCGTTCCCGGCAGAATGCCTTGGGTATCCGCAGGCACGATGTACACAGGCTGGAAGAGGTACGGAGCGATGATGTATCGGTTCTGGTATCACGGTTGGCCCGCATGACTGAAGATTGGCTGGTCAGGTATTGGGCTACGCCAATGGCGGATCCCCGTGTGTACCTTCTTGATGATACGAATGACAACCAGCGCAGGCTCCGCCGGCCGCTCTTTCACTATGGCGATCCGCAGGGATGGCAGGGCAAGGGGGAGGGCCTGCTGCCTTTTTACCATGCCTTAGTTCAGCGCCGTACCAGAAGTGAAAAGACACTGTTTTTGGGAGACGCCTGCACAGGAGCCGATGAAATCGCAAAACTGCAGGCGGAAGACATGGCACAAAAGCCTACGGATTTTCCGGGCGCGGCGGCCTTGTGCTTTGCGCTCGCGGAAATCGACGTTGACCCATGGCCGGAATGGGGCGAACGAACCAAACTCTACGGGGGGCCTGCCGACGAGGTAGGGGGCTACTGATGGAGCACGTTGTGACATATCTCCCGAAGATCCTGAAAAGTATGCGGGAAATCTGTGAGGAAATGGGCGTCGGCGAGAAAGTTGTGCGCCGTTGGGTGGCCTGCGGTGCCCCCATTGCCGTGGAAGGAGAAGGAACAAAGGCGAGGTACAGCGCCGAACTCATGCGCCTTCAGCTCTGGAGGGAGGTATTCGGGAAAGAGCAGGCTGGGGAATGACCCCGGCTCCTGTTTTGTGTTCAGCCCGCCAAAGCCGCGCGCACGGCGTCAGGCGCTTTTTCAATGACTCGGAGGTACGCACGGATGGCTGGATCAGGTCTACATTTTCCCTGTTCCCAATTCCGCAGCATGGTTATTGAAAAACCGAACTGTTCGGCAAACATGGCTTGGGAAGCCCCAGATGCCGACGGATGGCCTTGATGTCCACGGTTTCGACGTTGATTACATGCACGCGATACGTGGAAGGATCGGCCTTACCCTGAGCAATTTCCACAGCGGACTTCATGCTTTCGATGAGTTTCTGGCCAAATTCGCTCATGATTGTACCCTTGATTCCACCGGAGCGGAGAGGAAATTATCAACTGAAACCGGCTTTGAGTTGATACTACTTTTTTCTCATCAACTAAAATACAAACAGAACGCAAAATTCCCCTTTGTATCAGAACCCTTTTGGCTGAGTTTGTCCGTGTGTTTTCACTAGATAGTTGAGGGACTCGCTGAGCCATGCGTTCAGGCTTTTTCCAGATATGGCGGCCTCTGTGGCAATCCGCTGATGCAATTCGGGGGAAATGCGGATATTGAAGCGTCCAGAAAAGGCTTTCTGGGGCTGCCTGCCCTCTTCAGCGCAGAAGTCGAGATAATCCTCCACAGAATCGGCAAGCGCCTGCTTGAGTTCATCAATGGAACGTCCCTGAAACGTGATGACATCCGAGAGATGCAATACTTCTCCGTGGAAAATGTCTGCTTCAGGATCGTATTCAAATTTACCTGTATATCCTTTATATGTCATTGTATTCATAATTTTATTCCTGCATTTTCGAGAAAACGGCGGACGGACTTCACAGCCCCCTTGTCCGTTGTTGGCTCTGGATGGGGACGGTGGAAGGTGGCAAGCACACCGTTGAGTGAAAAACGGACTCGTGAGCCGCGGCCTTCAGATTTTCGCGCTCCACATGCTTCGAGCAGCTTTTCAATGTCAGCCCAAAGGATACCCCCGCTTACGGGGTCTGTGAAAATGGCGGAAAGCGTTTTCCGTTGCTTACTATTCATATGTAAATAGTACCATATAATAGTGCCATGTCAAGACGTTTTGGAGGCTTCTCCAAAACCTGTCAATCCCTCCTCAGTATAGTCCCAGTATATCCTCAGTATAGCCCCAGTCTGTCTTGGCCGAAATTCAGTGTTACGCTCCCGGCAAACAAAAACGGGAGTTTTTTATGGCTGTTCTTCCCTTGCGTCATTTCTCCCCTGTCGAGTTCCGCTGCAAGTGCGGGTGCGGTGCGGGTATGGAGAAGATGGACGCCGACCTGCTCCAGATGCTTGATGAGGCCCGCGATTTGGCGGGCATCCCGTTCCTCCTTTCTTCCGCCTACCGCTGTCCGAAGCACAACAAGGCGGTCGGCGGCGTGCCCGCCTCCGCCCATACGCGAGGTTACGCCGTGGACATCCGCTGTGTGGATACCCATTCCCGTTTCTCCATCCTTCAAGCGTTGCTTGAAGCCGGGTTCCGGCGCATCGAACTGGCCCCGACGTGGATCCACGTGGACAACGACCCGGACAAGCCGCAGGACGTAGCGTTTTATCAGCACGGCGGCAAATACTGAAAAATTACAGAGAAGGGATGTAGGCAATGGAAGATATTATCATGCAATTTTTTGGTGATTATGCGCCGTTGGTTCTGTCCATCATGGGGGTGTGCGCCGCTGTTTGCGCCCTGCTTCCCGCACCCACGGAAAGTTCCGGCATAGTGTACCGGGTCATCTATAAAATTCTGAACTGGATCGGCTGCAATGTGAAGAAGGCGGCCAATGCCGACGACGCGACGCAGGCACAGAAGAAGGCGTAATGTGGGCGACTGGAAGGCCATACTTGCGGCGGTTCTGCAAGCTCTTACGGCGCTCTTGGAATATCTGCGGGCTCGCCGTGACGTTGCTTTTCGCAAGCGTGCTGCTGCTGACGGTTCCGGGGTGCTGCTCAATCAGCTCAACCCCGGCCATTCCGACGCTGCCAGTGCTGAACAGTCTGCAACGGCTGGAGCTGAACGGGACTCCGGGCGTGTGGATGGATGACGCCGACGCCGGGCGGCTGGCCGTGTGGATTTACGATGTGACGGGGACAAACTGATGCCCGATCTGACTCAACGCGATCTTGATACCGAGGTACGCCTGGCACGCATCGAGGGTAAGGTTGATGCTCTCGCCCATCGCATAGATGAGGCGTTGATTACCCAGCTCAAGGATCACGGCAAGCGGATCAATGCACTTGAACATCGTCAGATATGGGTAGCGGGCTGGATTGCTGGCGCCGGGGCGGTGGGGGCGCTGCTTACCGCTTCAATCACCAAAGTTTTGGGTCTGTAGAGGAATAACGATCATGCCCTATCTTTCCCCCAGCCTTGAAGAACAGGCGGAACAGGAAGCGCGCACCGGACGCCCGACTCTCGACATCGGAGCTTTGGCACAGCAGCTCCGCTCAGAGTACGACGAGGCGGAGCGTGCCCGGAGCATGGTCAATCTGCGATGGCTTGATGATTTGCGGCAGTATCGCGGCATGTACGCCCCTGAGGTGCTCGCGCGGCTCAGGAAAACCAAGAGGGCCAAGGTCTATTACCGACTGACCACGGCCAAGGTGAACACCATGACCGCCCGGCTCATGGATCTTCTTTTCCCACAGCGTACAAAGAACTGGTCAATAGAACCTACGCCGGATCCCCTGTTGCCTGATGAAGTTGTCATGCAGGATATGCAGGATGAAATAAGCGCGGCCGCCGAACAGATCATGGCGCGGACAATGCAGGAGCTGCAGGCGCAGGCCATTGTGCCGGATATGTGGGCCGTTCAAAACCTCATGTCCGACGCATTTCAGCAGGCGTTTCAGCAGATGGATACCGCTCCGGCGCGGCTGCGCATTGCCAAGGATCGCGCCTCGGCCATGGAGCGCGTCATAGATGACCAGCTCAAGGAGTGCAACGCCAACGGACAGCGGAGGCCGAGCTGGCAGCAGAACTGCCGGGCTGTGGTGAAAGATGCCTGCCTGTACGGGATGGGAGTGCTGAAAGGGCCATTGGTTGAGCGTGTTGAAACGAAACGCTTTGCGCCGACCAAGGACGAAAACGGCACGGTCTGGCGCGAACAGGTGTTTTCAACGGACTTGCGCCCGTATCATGAAGCGGTTTCCGTGTGGGATGTATTCCCCGATCCCGGCGCACGTCTGCCTGCAGAACTCCGTTACATCTGGCAACTGCACATGATGACGGACAGGGACTTGCTGGAGCTTGGCAACTTCCCCGGATTCAACGGGCAGGCCATACGCAAGTATGTACGGGAGAACCCGGACGGGGACGCGCAACTGAGTTCATGGGAGAGTCAGGTTCGCGATCTCAACGAAGACAATGCCACTGGCGGAGCCGTCATCCTGAAAAACCGCTACCGCGTGTATGAGCGTTGGGGCTTTCTTTCTGGCCGGGAATTGGCTGCGGCTGGCGCGGACATCAGCGAGGACAACTATGGGGAGGTCTACTCTTCAAATGTCTGGATGCTGGGCGACGTGATCATAAAAGCTATGGTCAACCCGCTGGAAGGAATCGACATCCCATATTTTTTCTATCCGTACCAACAGGATGACACATCGTTCTGGCCGGAAGGCATTGCCTGCCAGCTTAGGGCGCCGCAGGCTGGCATCAATGCCTCCGTGCGTGCCATGCAAGACAACGCCGGAGCTTCTTCCGGCCCCATCTACGGCATCAATATGGCCTATCTGGCCCCCGATGAAGACCCGCTTGAGATGCAAGCCAACAGGGTTTTTTTGTTTGACAAGCAGGGGGTGAACCTTTCGCAGGCGTTCCAGGCAGTAACGGTGCCCTCAGCCATTGAACATAATCTGGCGCTCGTCAATTTCTGGCAGCAAGGCGCGGATGAAGTTTCCACACCTCGTTTCAACCAGGGTGACGGCAATATCGCCGGGGCGGGCAAAACCGCGTCCGGGCTATCCATGCTCATGGGCGCAGCCAATATCTTGCTCAAAGACCGCATCAAGGACTTTGACGATTGCATCGTTGCCCCGTTCATCCGAGCCATGTTCCGCTGGAACATGCAGTGGAATCCCCGTGAAGACATCAAGGGCGACTTCGAGGTGGTGGCGAGCGGTTCTCAAAGTATGATCGCCAAAGAGGTCCGTGCCCAGCAGGTTCCGGCTCTCATCAGCTACATGGGCATCCCGGCGTTTGCGCCATATATCCGCGCGGAAAAATTGTTGGAAGTAGCCTTGGAGCAGACTGATCTGCCCGTGGAGCGCATTTTACGCAGCGAGGACGAGGCCAAGCAGTATGAAGAGCAGCAGATGCGGGCACAGGCGCAAGCCCAGACTGAAGCTCTGATTGAACAGCTCCAGCGTCAGGGCATGACGCCGGAGCAGATACAACAGCAAGTAGTGCTTTTGCTTGCCCAGCTTACGCAGGCGGGCAGTGGCGGACAACAGGAACTCCCGGCCGCACGGTCGGAAGGGGTTGCGGCATGAAGGCGGATATTCGCGCCCGCAGGGCAGATGCTGTGTGTGTCCTGCAAAAGGCGCACGGTCAAGGGTTGTACGCGGCTCTGACGGATCTGCTGGAAACGGAGCTGGCTGAAGCCCATGAGGAAATGGAATCGGCGAGCGACAATATCACTATCTGGCGTGCGCAGGGTCGGGCTGCCGTGGCCCGGAACATGCTTGTCGCCATAACCCCGCGCAACGCGGGATAGGGGAGTCGACGTGAGTCAGATGCAGGATGAGACAGCGGCCCGTCCCGAACAGATTGAAGAAGCCGAAAATCTGTTCGATGAAGGATTTGGACTGGGCGAGGAAGACGACGGGCAGAGCATAAGTCCCGTGAAGCAGGATGAACTGCATCCTGAAAACGGGATTCCACAGCCGGAGGAACCGACTCAGGTTGATACGCCGGAGATGGTTTCTGCCTTGCCGCAGGTAAATCCGATTCCCCCATATACTCCACCGCCCACGCCGCAACTGCCCCCGGAACCCGTCCCTGTATCGACGGTTGAGGTGCCTGATGAAATCGCGGATGAGCTTGAAACGCTGAAAACATTGAATCCTGACGCGGCGGCGCTGGCTCTTGAAGACTCGCCCGAAGGAGCCATCGTCAGGGCACGGCTCGAACAGTATGGCGCGGAGCTGGCGCAGGACAGGGCGGAGCAGGTTTTGTACCAGCGCCGCCAGGCCCAAGCCTTGCGCGAAGCCGAAACTGCCCGGTTTGAACAGGCGCGGGAAGCACATAATGCAGCATTCAAGGCCATGTTCGAGAGGGATCATCCTGAGTACGCCGCTATGCTGGCCGATCCCGCACGCAAAGCCGAAGCCGCGAGATACCAGCAGGAGGTCTTCGACTGGATTGCGGCCAAGCCGTATGCGGAAGCCGCCGGATTGATGCAGATAGCCAAAAGTGGGCGCGACCCCTCTCAGGTGTCTGCGCTGCTCACCGCCTTTGAGCGCGAGCGGAGAACCGGGCGCAAACAGCCCGATCCTACCGGTGCGCTTGCTGTTCCGGGACGAGGCGCGCCTGTAGCGCCGACCGGCATCGGAGACAAGGACGATTTCGATGCAGGATGGAATGCTAACCAATAAGTAAGTCCAAATGAGGTTTTAGACCATGCCTATGACGACAACAGGAGACATTTCATACAGGACTTCGGGATACTTTTCCCGCGAGCTGCTCAAGCGGGCACAGCCTCTGCTGGTTGTGTCACGCCTTGGGCAGTCCAAGCCCCTGCCCAGAAACGTGGGCAAGGTGGTGAAGTTTCGCGGGTATCTGCATCTTCCCAATCAGCCCAAGCCGTTGACGGAAGGCGTGACCCCCGCCGCTTCCAAGCCGACATTCCGGGACATTGAGGCGAGTATCGCGCAGTACGGCGACTATGTGGAACTGACGGACGTGCTGACGGACACCATCGAAGATCCGCTTATCCCGGAATTCAGCGATATTCTTGGGGAACAGAGCGCGATCATGCTGGAGCGCGTGACTATCGGGACTTTGCTTGCCGGGACAAACGTGCATTTTGCGGGCGAAACCGGCGGCGTCATCGCAACAAACCGCACGGGTGTGAACCAGCCGCTTACCCTTACCTTGCAGCGTCGAGTCATGCGCGGCCTGAAGCGTCAGCTCGCCCAGCCCATTACCAGCGTCGTAAACGCTTCACCTAATTACGGCACGTCCCCTATTGCGCCGTCCTTCATCGCCGTGTGCCATACCGATTGCGAGGCGGATATCCGTGAGATGCCTGGTTTTGTGCCCGTGGAAAAGTACGGGAGCTACAAGCCCATGGACGGTGAAATCGGCTCTGTTGAAGGCGTGCGCTACTGCTGCACGACCGTGCTTGAACCGTGGCTTGATGCCGGAGCCGCGCCTGAAGCCGGAAAGTCCGTGGAGTCCAATGAAGGCGCCTGCGCCGATGTCTACCCGATACTTTATTTTGGCAAGAACGCCTTCGGCAATATCCCTCTTGCACGGAGCAAAAACGGGGCTGCCCCCATTACGCCCATGGTGCTCAATCCCGGCGTGCCGCGCGGCGGCGACCCGTTGGGGCAGAGGGGGACTATCGGTTGGAAGGCGTACCACTCCGCCATCATCTTGTACGATTTCTACATGGCGCGCGCCGAAGTGGCCGTGTCCAAGGTCTAAGGAGGCATCGGATGGCTGATCTCAAACAGGCAGCGCAGGCTGCCGCTACGACCGAAAGTTCCAGCGATATGCAGGCCGAGCTGAAACGGCTCAGGGCCGAGGTCAGAAAAGCCGAAGCCGAAGCTCAGGCGGCCAAAGATGAAAAAGAGGCTCTTGAAGCGAAGCTCAAGGAGCAGTCGGATGCAATCGATACTGAAGTTTCGCGGCAGGAAGAGTCCATCAGACGGCAGCTCCGCTCCCAGCGCAAAGTGCGGATTGTCATCGCAAGCGGCAAAGATCCGCAGGATCGATGCCCGGTTCCCGTTGCCGTGAATGGCCGCGAGTATCTTATCGTGCGCGATAAGCCTGTGGATGTGCCGCAGGGTGTCCTCGACGTGCTTGATCTGGCCGTGGAACAAGTTGCTGAAGTGGTGGATGAAGGCGGTCAGAACCGTACTGTCTTCCAGCCTGCGCAGCGATTTTCGTACCGCGTGCTTGGTCATGTCGACCCGGACACGGGCGAACTGGCGAGAGTGTGATGCGCTCCGTCGAAGTGCTGCGGCTTGTCTCCGGAACATTGCAGGACTTGGAGCCAGGACTTGAACGCCGCTGGGCATGGACGGGCGGCGATGACGATTCCATAGGCCTTCTGGATTTCATGAACGCCGCTGTTCAGTCCGTAGCCCTGCAAAGACCCGACGTATGTGCCGTGACGGAATGTATTCTGCTGGTTCCGGGCATGAGGCAGAGCCTGCCTCGACGCCGGGTGAACGGCTCCTCGCGTGATGCCCGCTTTCTGATTGAGTTGATCCGCAACATGGGGCCGGATGGCGAACATCCCGGCCCGGCCATCAGTTCCGTTTCCCCCGCCTTGCTTCTGGCGTGGGCACGGTATCCCGCTGAATCGGTGCTGGTGGAGAATTTCGCCTATGACCGGGTGACGGATCCTAATGTCTATTGGGTGTACCCCGCCGTGCCGGAGCGACCGGACGTGTGGGTGGAAATGACCTATTCCGCCGCGCCGGAACCGGTGACAAGCCCGGAACAGGATTTTCCCCTGCCGCCAGAATATGCGGAGGCGGTGAAGCACCACATACTGGCGTCGATTATGGGCGGGGATAACGAGAACGGCAACGCCACGCGGGCGGCTTACCACATGCAGATATTCTCCTCCCTCATGGGGATGAAGATGAGTGTGGATGCGGGCTGGCCCAAAGCGCGGGGCAGTGCCGTGCCCGGAGGCGGAGCGTGAGGGCGGAACGCATGGAAAGTCTGGACACTCTGCTTGTGCAGGTACTTCCACAGGTAGACGGCTGCCCGGTCAGCATGGCGAAAGATGCCCTGCAGTTTATTGCGTCGGACTTCTGTAAGGTATCCGGCGCGTGGGAACGGGAAGTCTTGGAGCTTGTCCCCGCGGGGGAAAGCCGGATTCCACTGCACGACATACCGCGGGAGGCGCGTCTGGTTTCCGTACTGGCGGTCACACTGGCCGGGACATCTTTGTCACGGGCGGAGTTTTTCGTAGGGGCCGGAGAAATTGTCCTGCGAGATGCGCCATGCCGGGACGCCAACCTTGCGGCGCGGGTGACGCTGCGGCCGGAACGGATTGCCGATAGTTTGCCGAAATTCATTCTGGAGGAGTGGGGAGACATCATAGCCTTCGGCGCGTTGGCCAAGCTCAAAACCATGAGCGGTGCAAACGTGACCTGGACGGATGCGCAGGGGGCACAGGTGAATCTTACTCTCTACAATGAAGGGATCTATGCAGCGCGGACACGCATTTTTCGGAACAGAAAGGGCGGCGGTGCCCTGTTCGCGAACGCATGAGAGGTCAATCATGAGCAATATTCCTACCGTGAATGTCACGGCGAAGTTCTCAGACCCGGAAGGCCGTCCGCTGCGCGGGGCCATCGTCAGTATGAGGCTGACGACGACAGAGCGGTATCAGGGTTATGTTGTGCCCTCTGAAGTGCGGGCCGTCACCAACGTGAGCGGGCAGGCCGTGCTGTCCGTATGGCCCAATGAGCTTGGTACGGAACGGAGCGAATACCTTGTCACCGTAACTTTCCCCGATAACTGCATGGTTCCGGGCGGGACACCCGGCAAAGTGTCGCCGCGCAGCATACGGGCATACGCCGTTGTGCCCAATGCTGACTGCTTGCTGCACGACATCATGGAGCTGCCCCCTTATGAGCTGCGTGGGGTCGGGCAGATCATCACCTCGGAAGTGGCGGCCTATGCGGATGCGGCATCACATCATGCCGACGAGGCCCGGAGCGCGGTTGATGAGGCAAAGGCCGTGGAAACGCGGTTGCTGGCGGCGGCTGATGCTGCGGAAGGTGCGAAGGATGCCGCCGTGCAGGCGCAAAAATCTGCGGAAGCGGCGGCGGCACGGGCGGAAAAGGTTGTTGACGGCTTTGAAACGGACGTGTGCGCCGAACGCGACAAAGTCATCAAAGCGGTCAACGATGCGGCCAATCAGCGGAAAGCGGAAGCTCTGGCCTGTATCTCCCAAGCAGAGAGCGTTGCGCTGGATGCGATTGAGCAACGTGCCGGGGAAGCCCTGACGGAAGCGACGCAGGCCATATCTGACGCGCGAACTGAAGCTGTGGGAGCGGTCAACAATGCCGGACAGCGTGCTCTGACTGAAATCGGCGCGGCGGGAGAAGACGAGCTTCAGAAGCTGAGGGACGAGGCTGCGCTGTTCGGTGAGGACTTTGAAAACCTGACGGAACGGGCGATTGCCGCTGCAAAGAAGGCGGGCTGTTCCGCAGCCAGTGCGGCCAACAGTGCGACAAAGGCGTGCGAGTGCGCTCAGCGTGCGGAAGGAGCTGCGCAAGGGCTGGAGCGCGCCAGGGATGAAGCTCTGGATGCCGCGACACGGGCGGAGACGGCGGCTGAGTGCGCAAAGTCCGATGCCCAGCGTGCGGAAGCTGCGGCGGACAGTGCGCAGAAAAGCGCGGATTATGCGGCGGGTTCGGCCCTTGCGGCCCAGAAGGCGGCACAGGCGGCCGAAGCCAGCGCGGAAGACGCCAACCTTGCGGCGGAACAGGCCATTGCCGCGCAACAGGCTGTAGCGGAGGACAGGGAGCACATTGACGGGATCGCCGCCGATGTTGAGCAGGCTGTGCGCGATGTGGCCACGGACATGCTCACGCCGCAGGTCGTGACTGAGGCCGTTGAGCGCGCCACGGAGCGCGCGGAAAACGCGGCCTCGGAAGCCGAAAAGGACGCTGCGGCGGCGAAGGAGTATGCGGATGCGGCGGCCGGGGACGCGGCCAGCGCGAAGGCGGATGCCGCCAGCGCGAAAGAAGACGCGGAGAGAGCGGGAGAAGCCGCCAGCAGACTTGAAGATCTGGTGAATACGTCCGTTGAGAAGAAGGCCGGGATGCTCCTCAGCGTGGACATCGCGTCCGGGAACAGCGTTCTGCTTCCCTTGCCATACGTGGTGGGAAGCGGACGGCTGGAATTGTATTTTGACGGGCTGCTTCTGGCCGACGACGACAAGGGAATTCCAGCAAATTACCGCGAAGTGGGAGAGACGGGACAGGACTCGGCGGTCGTTGAACTGCTTTTCGACGCCGATGCCGGATCTCAGATCGTGGAGATTGTCAAGGCTTCCACGGCGCTTTCTGAAAGCGTCACGGAAATACAGGAGGCCATCGGCCGAGCCGAGGAAGCGGCGAAGCGGGCCGAACAGGCCGCCGAACAGGTGGGCGATCCCATTTTCGTTACGGCAATCAAACCATAACAAAGGAGAAATCCCATGGCTGAACCTCTGAATGTCAAACTTTCGACTCTTGTTTCCGGCATTGAAACGCCTATCAATCCGGCGACTACGGCCGCTCAGGTTTCCTTCGGCGAGAGCAATGTCGACGCCGAACTCAAGGCACTGCGTGCGCTTGCGGCTGGCAAGGGCACCATGAGCGTCGTCAATGACATCGCCGAGCGCGACGAACTTTCTCCCGCCCAGGGCGATTCCTGCTGGGTGAAGGACGCCACCGATGACGAAACCGTGACCAAAGGCGCGGCCCTGTACGTTTACGCCGACAGCCAGTGGGTGAAGATGGCCGAGGCCGAAAGCATGGACGTGGTTATCCAGTGGGCGAGCATTCAGGGCAAGCCCACGGCCTCCACGACCACCATCGATGCGGCTGCCCAATTTGTTGCAGATCTGACCGTCACGGCGCAGCAGCTCAATGAACTGAAGAACTACACCCATCCCGACTCAACCGTGACGCCCGGCACATATCGTTCCGTGACCGTGGATCAGCAAGGGCACGTTACCTCTGGAACCAACACCCCCGCGTCCATTGATGAAGGCGGCACCGGAGCGACGGATGCCCAAAGCGCGGTGAGCAACCTTGGCTTTACCAAGACCGCCGAAGAAATCAGCGCATCCGTTGCCGAGGCCGCAAAGCTCGATTGCGTGATTCTGGGCGCGGCGGACGAAGCCCCCGCAAACCTGCGCGAAGGCGGGCTGATTATCCGTAAGACTGCATAAACAATGAATACGGGGAGAGGAGGGCACTCCTTCTCCCCTTCCGGAGAAGAGCGGTATGGGACTGAAAATCAGTCGCAAGAAGGGTGCCGATGAAGATGTGCTGCTTGAGATTGCAGAAGCCACGACAAGTAAGGCTGGTTTGCTGTCCGCAGGAGATAAGAAGAAACTGGATGGTATAAAAACCGGGGCGGAGGCCAACCAAAACGCTTTTGGCAAAGTTGTGGTTGATGAGGTCACAATATCGGCCAGTACCGAAGTCGATACACTCACGCTGGCGGCGGGAAACAATGTGACGCTGACGGCAGACCAGAAAAGCAAAAAGCTGACCATAGCGTCGAAAAATACGACATATACGGCCGCATCCGCCGCGCCCAAAGCGGCAGGAACCGCCTCCGTCGGCACTTCCGCCAAATATGCGAGAGAAGACCATGTGCATCCTGCGCAGACATCCGTTTCGGGTAACGCGGGTTCTGCCACCAAACTCGCCACTGCAAGAACCATTGCACTCTCCGGCGACGTGACGGGCAGTGCGTCTTTTAACGGTACGGCGAACGTTTCCATTGCAGCCAAGCTGAAAAATGCCGGGGTTCAAGTTTCCGCCTCCGGCACGAGGGCTGAGATCGCCGCCAATACCAATTATACGGTGCCTTCCTATATCGTTGGCTCCGGTCGTTTGCAGGTCTTTCTTGACGGGGTGCTGTGCGTCGGAGGAGCCGATGCTGATACCTGCACCTACAAAGAAGTGGGAACTTCCGGGAAGTCTTCCACCACCATTCAATTCCATCAAGATATAGCCACGGACTATGAAATTCTTGCGAGGGTTCAGTAATGGCAATGCCTCCTCTTCTGCAACGTATTGAAAATTTGCGTAAATCCCTGTTCGGTACGGGGTCGAAGCTGCTGGGAAGTATCATGCCTTATGGCAATAAAGCCAATACCGTATGCGAGGGCGATGATGCCCGTCTTTCCGATGCCAGAACACCGAAATCCCATACTCACGCCCCCAGCGATCTGACGGGGGCCGTGCCAGTGAACAAGGGGGGAACCGGGGCGACAACGGCAGCCAAGGCGCGTGAGAACTTGGAAATCACTCCGGCCAATATCGGTGCCCTGGCCGTTGGAGAGAAAGCTGCCACAGCCACCAAAGCTGATAGTGCCACGAAAGCGGACAGCGCAACGAAAGCGGACAGCGCCACAAAGCTGGCCACAGCGAGGACGATTTCGCTCTCCGGTGATGTGGCGGGATCGACGTCCTTTGATGGTTCCGCGAACAAAACCATTACTGCGACGCTGGCAAAAAGCGGAGTCACGGCAGGTTCCTATGGGCCGGACGCTGCTGCAACGCTGGCTTTTGGCGGGAGCGTGAATATTCCGCAAGTGACCGTTGATGCCAAAGGACGGGTAACGGCCGCTGTGAATCGCGCTACAAAACTGCCCGCCGCTCCCACGGCTATCACCGGCAACGCCGGAACCGCTACCAAGCTCAAGACTGCCCGAACCGTGCATGTCAATCTCGCCAGTACGACGGCGGCGAGCTTTGACGGCAGCAAGGATGTAACACCCGGCGTGAAAGGTGTTCTCCCTATAGCAAACGGCGGCACAGGGAACAGTAAGGGCAAAGCCGCCGACTCTACTAAATGGAACGGAGCGGCCAAAACTGTTTCAAGCGCGGCCCCTTCCGGCGGTGCGGACGGCGATGTGTGGTTCCAGTATGTTTAGCAGGGAGCATCCAGTCATGGGAGATTAATTGAGAGAGAGAGAGAGAGAGAGAGAGAGAGAGAGAGAGAGACGGAAAGCGGGCTGGCGGCCGTTCGCCCCCTCTGGGGGGTGCTGACATGGCACTCCAAACCAAAGTTTCAGGTGTGTGGAAGCATGTCCGTACATCGACGAAAGTATCGGGGACATGGCGGGATGTTCCACAGACATATGTTCGGGTATCCGGCGAGTGGCGACCTTTGTATACGTTTTCGTGGGAAACGGGGGCGTGGAGTGAGTGTTCCGCTACCTGCGGCGGAGGGACGCAATCGCGTACTGTGAGGGCGAAGCGGAGTGACGAACAATATTTCAGCGACGCAATAGGGATAAAGTTCGTCGGCAAAAAACCGGACACAAGTCAAACCTGCAATACACATGCATGTTCCGGTTGCTTCTATGAAGAAGGCAAGACCTATATTTCTTGGGATACCAAAAATTATGGAACGTCCGATTATCCATTCTATGGAACATGGGTCTATTTTTATGAAGACGGCAACCAGATTTATCAAACTTTCCTTACCAGCGGAGAGGGTAATGATTGGACGGTAAACCTCAACGGATGTGTGTATTCCTTCGGTGATTGTGTGTCGTGTCCTGGCAGGAACAATATCTTCAAACTGTGCAAGTCATGCTGAAAAACTATGAGGCTAAGCGATGGATTACATCATCACATGGAGCAATGGCTTCGGAAAAGTGAGCAGCGGAGACTATCTTTTTGATGTTGAAAGCGCCCCAACTCTGCCTTTTGCTTTTGACGCCATTTATTACGAAACGCCAACCGGCTTGTCCTTCAAAATGTTGGGCGGGGAACAATCCCCGCTTACGGAAGAGGAAATCGCAGCATGCCGCGCGTACTGCGACGGCTATCTTGAGACGGGCGATTATCCTGTACAAGCATATGAAACGGACTCCGGCCTGTACCGCGGCACTATGCTCAAAAGCAAGGCTGGAGAAAAGGGCTTTTCACATATTCTGGGTGATATGCCGGATCACCCCGTCTCAAAGCGCGTAGGCGACGCGTGGGAGCGCGTTGCGGCGGTCATCCGCAGTGACGGTTCTTATGTGCTTATGCCCGCTTCCGTATGCGATGCCTGCGTCGTCTTCCTGACGGCAACGGAATGGGAAGCGCACTCCAAGCCTTCCCGCAGCACCGAGCGGTGGGATTTCGCCACGGAAACGTGGAAGGATTCGCGCACGGTGGAGCAGGCAAAAAAAAGCGCCGACGCATGGATTCGCGGATTGTACGTTGCCCAGAGAAAAGAGCTTATGGGGGCCGCTCCGTATCAAGAATTGGCGTCATGGCCGTGGCAGATCGACGAGGCCAAAGCATGGCAGTCCGATAACGAAACGGAAACCCCTTTCCTTGACGGCGTGCTGGAGGTGATGAACGCGGATGAGCGAACAGTTACAGCCAAGGAAACACTGGTACAGGCCGTGCTCAAGTATACTGACGCTGAATGGTTGAAGGCAGTCGGCAAGATTCACGGTGAGATGTACGTTCAGATTACGAAACTTCGGGCGGCAGGGACGCTGGAAGACATCGACGCGCTGACCGATGCTCTTGCCGTAGCGAAACAAGTTTCCCCAATTACCTTTGCACTGACTTTCTCCACTGAAAACGGGGTAGTCAGTTCGATGTCTGCAAGTACAGGGCGGGAGTAGGTGTCATGTCGCTCAAGACAAGACTTTCCGGCGTGTGGAAGCATGTCCGCGCATCAGTGAAAGTATCTGGTACATGGAAAGATGTACCGCAGGCATACGTTAAAGTCGGCGATGCCTGGAAACCACTGTACACGTTTTCGTGGGAGACGGGGGCGTGGGGTGCATGTTCCGCGACGTGTGGTGGAGGGACACAGACCAGGACGGCGCGGTGCCGCCGCAGCGACGGCCAGTATTACGGCGACGCCGTATGTGTGAGCTTCGCCGGGGCGAAACCCTCCCTGACCCAGCCATGCAATACGCAGGCGTGCGAAACGACTGAATACCCGGAATCGTCCGGCATCAGTGCCAAGGTGCGCGCATACGGCAAACGGGTGTCCGGTTCCTGCAAACTGTGCCGATATATTTTTGACTGGGGGAACTGCTTTGCCGTGGACGAATCGTTCTGGGGCTCCCCGCGGGACATTTCAACCCTGCCTGCCTCGGTCGCGGCGAAGTTTTCCTGCGCGGGGGGCTGCACCTACTACCGTGGAGAGAATATTTTGCCGTTCACCTATGACGATATGTACGAGGGGACGGAGGAAGAATGTTATGGGGAGTGGGCGATTGACCGCCGGGTATGCCCCGCCTGAGAACGGAAAGAGGGCTGACGGGCCGTCCCCTCTAGGGGGTATGCCCATCAAAACTGATTAGATAACAAGGATATAGCTATGTTGTTTGGCCTGACATTCAAATGCGGAGGGGAAACAGCACAAATCCGTGTGACGGATACCATGCAGCTTCAGTTCCGCGCCACGAAGAATGGGGAGTGGCAGGCATGGAAGCGGGCCGATGTTGAACGCGGGGCGGACGGCAGTCTTACGGAAGCAGTGATGGAGTGTGTGACGGCCCGGCAGGCGCAAAAACTCAGAACACCCATGAAAATCACGTTCAGCGGCGATGTGACGGGAACGGTCAGTTTCGACGGTTCTGGAGATGTATCCTGTTCGCTTTCCGCCTCCGCTGCCATCAATGCGGCCATGGATGAACACGTCAGAAAATACCACAGGAAAACAAGCACATGAGCGCCATAGTCGTATCGGTTTTTGCGGGGGAAAGACCCCGCGTGGCGGACAGATTGCTGGACACGCAGAATGCGGTTCTGGCTGTGAACTGCACTCTGGAACGCGGAAGCCTGCGGGCCATGCGCGGCCCGGCGAAATCGCAGGCTCTGGACGTGGTTCCCGGTACGATATTCAAGCATGACTCGGATGGTTGGCTTTCCTGGCCTGACAGAGTTGACGTGGTGAAAAGCGCCGTTCTGGATGTGGACGGTGAAACGCCTCTCGGCCAGCTTCTGATGACCGGGGAGCGCGAGTATCCGACCATGTATCTTGCGGGGGGCGAGGTCTATCGGCTGGGGATTCCCCGGCCATCCGCCGCCCCCACGCTGAATGTCAGTTCGACCGCAGCCCTTGACGATGTGGTGGTAGAAGGGTGGGCCGCGCTTGATGCAAGCGGAGTTCCAGGGCGCTATGGCTCAGAGGGCGTTGAGATTGAGCCGATGGAAGGCGTGACGGTGGAGCCGTTTGCCGCGCTGGAAGCGGAGGATGAGGGTGCATCCGACGATGGGGAGACGGAAGAGGAGAAGGAACCGGATATCCAGCGCAGCACGTCATACTGCTATACCTTGCTGCAGGTGCTTGCCGACGGCGTACTCAGGTACGAGTCGGCGCCGTCTCCGCCCACGGAGGTGGTGGATGTCGTGGAAGGCGGGGGAGTGACGCTTTCAGGATTCGACATTCCGCAGCTTGAAGGTCTGCATATCACACATATCCGCATCTACCGGACGGTGAGCGGCAATGAGACAAGCGACTTCCGTTTTCTGGCGGAGCTGTCTCTTGAGGAACTTGAACAGGCCGGCGGTGTGTTCAGGGATACGGTTCATGACAAGGACGTGTCGTCAGAAGTGCTGCAGACATCGACATGGGACGCCATACCTGACAAGGCCAGGGGGCTGATCAGGACGGACAACGGGATTTATGCCTGTTTCCGAGGCAATGAACTTCTGGTTTCTGAACCATTTATTCCCTATGCCTATCCATCATCCTACCGGCTGACCGTCGAAGATACCATCGTAGCGCTGGGGCATACCGACAATACAATCGTCATCCTGACTACAGGAAGGCCCTATCTTGCCCAAGGCGGTGTGCCGGAGAGCCTTCAGCTTGTGCATCTGCCGATTGAGCAAAGCTGTGTGTCGGCTGAGTCCGTCGCCAGTCTGCCCGGCGGGGTGATCTACGCAAGCCCGGACGGGCTGATGCTCATGACCAGCAGCGAGCAGACCCTGATCACCGAACAAACGATGACGCGGGAACAGTGGGCGGCGTTGGGGCCGGAAACGCTTATGGGCACGGTGCATGACGGGCGCTATGTGGGGTTTTTCCGGGGGACGAACAGGGGGCTTGTTTTCCATATCGGGCGGGCGGATCTGACCCGCATTGAGCTGCCCGAAGGATGGAACGTGTCGTGCCTGTACCACCATTCCGAGGACGATTGCGTGTATCTGGGCGCGGAAACGCCGGACGGCGCGGGGATATGGGAGTTCGAGGCGGGAGAGGCCATGCCGTACCGCTGGCGTTCCAAGGAGTTTTTTGCCTCCGCCCTTGTGGGGATGAGCGCCGCGAGGGTGTCTGGGGAACAGAATCCGCGCAGTCCCGTGAGCATGAATATTTACGGGCCGGACGGCAGGCGTCCGCGTGCCCGGATTCGTATAACAGGTGGCAAATCTGTCCGCATCCGCCCCATGCGGTCGGAACGGGTATGGGCGTTCGAGCTGTCCGGTACGGCGGATGTTTATGAAGCCCGTCTGGGGGCGAGCGTGGAGAGTGTGGAATATGGCGGTTGATCGCGGTCTGCCTTCAGTCCCGCAGGGCCTGCCGCGCGGTCTGACAGTGTATCTGCAAAATCTGCATGCTTACCTGCTGCGGCTGGCGGGGAATGTGCGCGGCGCATCGGATTCGCAGGCCGTCCGGCGTTCCGAACTGTCAGGCTTTTCAAAGTCAACTGCGCCCGTAGAGAACTCAATTACTGCCGTCATGGTGCGCGACGGGGCGATTACGGAAAAAAAGCTGGCCGACAATGCCGTGACGGGCGGGAAGATAGCGGATGCAGTTATCGAAGGAAAGAAGCTGGTTCAGGGGGCGATTGGTTCCCGTGAACTGGCCGTCGGTGCGGTGGAGAATGATGCGCTCAAAAATGGAGCCGTAAGCGGAGAAAAACTGGCGGATGCGGCGGTATCCTCCGCGAAACTGGAAAAGGGGCTGCTGACCGTGACGGTTTCCGGCGATGCGGCAGACGGGGATGTGGTGGAGATTCCGGGCAAGTGGGAGGGGATGCCGCTTGTGTGCGCGATCGGCTTTTCTTTGCCTTCCTTTCCCGCAGGGGCGGGCGTTGACATACGTGCGGCCAATCTCCGACAGGAAAGTGACGGCTTCTCCTTTGATGCTGTGGCGCGGGCCGTGATTCCCGCAGATGAAGCCATGGGAACGGAAGAAACGGCTGTAAGCGGAAAAATGTTCTGGCTGGCCATCGGGAGGCAGTGATGGATGGCAGATTTTTCATGCAATACTTGAAGGATTCGCCGGAAGCGCGTGAACGGCTATCCTATGTGTTTGAACGAATGTGCGCCGAGGGCACACTGGAGCGCACTTTTTATGACGGCACTGTGCGGACGCGGGAAGAGTTTCTTGCCGATGTGTTGCGGATCGGTTCCCTGCCTTTCCTTGTATTCTGGGAAGGCAAGCCAGCGGGGTTCACCTGGTACAACACGTTGGAAGGGCGTTCCGCGCGCGGACATTACGTTTTTTTCAAATCTGTCTGGGGCAGGAAAACATCCGCCCTTATCGGACGCTGCATCTATGAGCGTTTTCTGACGCTCAGGGATGAACGTGGAGAGCTTTTCGATCTGATTCTTGGTCTGGTGCCGAAACGGAACGCTGTGGCGTGGAAGCTCCCGCTGCTCTGTGGGGCTTTCATCATTGGGGAAATCCCATACGGAGCGTACATGGCGGCGACAGGGCGAAGCGAGGACGCCGTCCTTGTGGGCGTTACCCGCGAAAGTCTGGGGATGGGAGGCAAGTGATGCGCATACATACGAAAATTGTTTTTGATATGCGTACCGGCGCGATTCTGGAAGATGAGAACTATGAGTATTTCGGCCCTGTGGCCGAATGTAAGGGCGGCGGTGGAGGCAGTACAGTCAACAGCGTGGACTATGAGTACAACGACCGCATGGCGACACTTTCGGAAGAGCAGCAGGAGTGGGCGCGTGAATATTTCCAGATGTGGCAGCAATACTACAAGCCGTATGAAATTGCGCAGGCGCAGGCGAACATGGAACTGCTGCCATACGAGACCAGCCTGTACAAGCAGCAGCTTCAGTCCGCGAGCCAGCTTCTCCCGCAGCAGACCGAGGCGGCAAAGCAGTTTCTGACATCCGCGCTTGAGGGCGTTGATGTGAATGAGCGCATGGGGCTTGCCACGGCGGATGCGGCCTCGGCGTGGAAAGATGTGGAGGCGACCACCCGCCGCGCCAACGGCCGCATGGGCGTCAATCCCAATTCCGGCAGGTATCAGGGGATTCAGGCCGCGCTGGATACACAGAAGGCCGCGCAGATGGCAGGGGCAAGAACGCAGGCACGCGTGGGCGCGGAACAGGAAAACTTTGAGCGCAAGAAGGCTGCCGCTTCATTCAACGCAACCGGCGGCATTCTGCAAGGTTTGGGATTCATGAACGGATAGGAGAAAGGGCATGCCTTTATACAGAACACAGAGCCCGTATCAGGCCGCCGTGGGCGCGCTGGGCAACGCCGCCGGAACCGCGTCGAGCATGACCAAAAAGACCGAGACAAAATATCGTGAACCGGAAAAGACTCTTGGCGGAGGGCTTGCCGCCGGTATAGGCGGTGCGTGGGCTGGTATGCAGGCCGCTGAATACATGGAACCCGGAACCACGAAAGCTCTTTATCACACCTTGGGCAATATGTTTTCCGCCCCCGCCAATGCGGCAGCCAAAGCCGGGGCAGCTCAGGCTATGACCACAGGGACGGAGGCAGCGAAAGCCGGGATTGCTCAGGGCATTGGGGGCAGTATGGGGGCGGAAGGGCTTGGCTCTGTGACGGCCGCTACGACTCCGGCAGCCACGGCCTTGGAGTCGGCTCCTGTGGCGGCCGGAGCAGCGCAAAACATGGCTACAGGCGGAGCCGCCGCTACCGGAGCGGCCGTGTCGGGCGCCTCGGCGGCGGGTATGGCCGGTGCTGGTGCGGCTGGAGCCGCAGCAGGAACTACGGCGGCGACCGGAGCCGTGACTGCGGGTACGACAGCCGCAGCCGGAGGCACAGTCGCCGGGGCCACTACGGGAGCTGAAACTGGTTCCGTTGCTGGCCCTGTCGGTGCAGGCGTAGGCGCTCTTGTTGGTCTGACCGCTGGGCTTTTGTCCTATTATCTCTGAGGTATTTCATGGCACGAGGATATTATAACGGCGGCAATGACGGCGTTGAGATCGCCATGAACCTGATTAACGGCGCGCACAGCATGGGCACGGCCATGCAGAATGCCCAGCGTGCCGAGGCCGGGCGGCTGGAACTCGAAGATGAAAAAGGCGTACGCGCCGCCTATGAACATATCGCGCAAACGGCGGGACAGAATGGCAATATTGCAGCTCTGGACAATGATCCTGTTCTCAATTCCCGCTACGGCATCATGGCGATGGGCCGTTACATGGCTGACAGGGCCAGTGCCCAGCAGTCCCGGACGGCTATGCTGAAAAGCATGGAACAGGCGGACGATGCGCTTTACCAGAATCATTTCCGGCCGCTGGCATTTGCCGCCCAAGAGGCATTCAAAAAGGGCGATATTCGGACATTCGGACAACTCGCGGGGCAGCTCTCGGAAATTTCTCCTTTTCCCTACAAGTATCAGATGGGGAAGGACGGCAATTTCACGGAGTTATTCAGATCCACGAAGGATGGCGGCTTTATCGATACCGGGCAGCGCATGACGCCGCAGCAGGTTATGGAGGCTATCACAGGGATCATGTCCGGTGAACAGAATATCCTTTCCGGCATGGACATGCAGACCAGAACGGTGAATCCGAATTTCCTTGCGGCTGCGGCCCGGTACAAGATGGCCACCATCATGGGCAACGCACAGGCCATGGCTGATCCCAGGATATGGATCCCCATGCAGAAGGGGGGGCATATTGTATGGGCAATCCCCCAGAATCGGCACGATGATTACTCCGCAGATCCATCCTACCGCGTTCTTGATGAGCGCAGCGGCCGTTCATACATGGTGGGCAGTATGCAGGACTTGTTCGACCAAGGCTACAGCCGTGCCGATGTGAAGGCCAAAACGGACAAGATGTTGGGACACGTTGGTACGGGCAAAGTTGGCCCCGGCGGAAATCCACATATTGCTATGCTGAACGCCGGGTACGTCTGGGACAAAAATCAGAAGTGGTATTTCAAGACTGGAGTGGATGCGGACGGAAAACCGCAGGCCGACTTCAGCCAGCCCGCCTCCGTCGAAGTTTATCAGGAAGTTATGCGCCGCACGGGCGGCGTTGCGCAAGGTATTGGCGGCGCCCATCCAAGAGATGCTGATCCTTTGGGATGGAGAACACCATCATCTCAACCGCAGCGTCGGGAACCACCGAAAATGATTGAGCCGGGGAACATAGATTTAACGAATCGTCCGATCGTTCATAATAAAGATGGAAGCATCAGCACTGTACGCAGCATGTCTGTCGGAATAGATGGGAAGGAGTATCTCATTCCCACAGTAAGCGACGACGGCAAAATACTGACTGATCAGGAAGCCGTTGCGCTCTTTATGAAGACCGGAAAGCATTTCGGAGCTTTTACCTCTCCTGAAGCAGCGACCCAGTACGCTAAGAAGCTCCATGAAGATCAGGAAAAACAATATGTACCGAAAGCGCAGCTTGGTGGGGGGAGGCCGGAAAAGTCTTGGAATGACAAATTGATTCCCCTGCCCGGAGCTTTAGGGGGATCTCAACAAAAGGCAGCGCCCCCCATCGATTGGGATAATCTGACACCCGAAGAATATGCGAAAATTCGTGCCGCTCAGTCTGAGGATGCGTTTTATAAAAACCTTCTTCGGTATGGTAAAGGAACGGGAACTCTTACGCCGGAAGACTACTCGCGCTGAATAGAAGGAAATATACATGCTGAAGCTCAGTGAATTTAGGGCGTTGTATCCGCAATATAACGATATGACGGATTTTGAAGTCACGCAGAAAATGCATGATACGCAATACGCCAATATGCCTTTTGCGGATTTTGCCGCACAGTTCGGTGGTCCCTTGCAGGAGGACAAGGTTGAAATTGCGGTAAGAGATTATAACGCCGTGAACCCGGATCATCCCATTACGGCGCAGGATATCCGCGACAAGGACAGGAGTGGTTTTTGGGGAGGAATCCGGTTGCTGGGGGAAGGCATTTACGATGCCGTCAGCGACCAGTTTCCTGAAGACCTCGCACGTGCATTGCGCGGAGGAAACATTGATCCGAACGATCCCGGGATTGCTGACAGAATTATTCAGCAGCAGGTGAAGGACAGTGCCGCGCGTATTCCCTCCCTTCAGGAAGTGGAAGGAGATACTTGGGCCAAATCGCTGTACCAAGGGCCAAAATCCATAGCAACCAGCGTGGCTACGGGGATTGCAGGCAGTGCCATCGGCGGTACCGCTGGGGCGGCCGCCGGGTCTGTAGTGCCCGGCGTGGGCACTGCGGCGGGCGGGCTTACGGGCTCTCTTCTTGGCGGCGCCACTATGAGCGGAGCAGCTTTCTACCGTATGGCGAAAGACCAGTTCGTGGACGAGGTGCAGCAGGCCATGCAGGCCAGCATGGGACGCGACCTGACTAGCGAGGAAGCCGCCGAACTGAATGAGGCCATTGACGCTGACGCGACAGAATTCGGCCTTTGGGAAGCTGGCCCCGAAGCTATAAGCCAGTTTTTCACGCTGGGACTTATCAAGGGGGCGGGGGGGATCGCGCTGAAAAAGCTTGGTCTTGGATCAATGGCGGACGCCATAGGTAAGCGGGCCTTGACCCGCATCCCCGCGAAAATAGGTGCTGAGTTGGGCGAAGAGGAAACCACGGAAGGTATCACCTACTTCGGGCAGGAAGGCATTCGGCAACGGTATGGCCTGCGTCCTGATGCTCCTTCCCTTGGTGAATTTATTGAAGAGCAGGCTGGGCCTGTTGCTGTGGGTTCGTTGTTGCAGCTTGGCGGTATGCGGGCCGCTGAGTCCGTCGGTCGCCGAATGCGCCGTCGCGCGGTGAACGACAACGCAGAACAGAAAGAAAAGACGGAGACTCCCTCCGCGTCACCGGAAACACAATGGCTTTCTGAACACGATGTTTCCGCTGCCGCTCCTTACGTTTTTGAGCAGTCTCCAGAAAATATGCCCGTGCCCGTTTCTCCCGGCGAATTCATAAGTGAAGCGGACATGGCCGATATTGACGCTTTTGTCCGCGACTATGAGGCACGCGAGCAGGCTCAGGCCGACGCCTTGATGCTCAGCGAATACGGCAGACCGGAAGCACGGAGGTTCACGCCCCTGCAATCTGCCCTTGAAGCTGGCAAGACGGTTGATCTTCTGTCTCTGCCTTCGGGTGCGGCGGGCGTGGCCCAGGGGATCGGCGGTCTTGCCCTTCCGCCGGGAACCGGGGCCATCCCTATGGGGACAGATGCTTCCAGCCGGGAACCGATAGCGCCTCCCACAGATTTTTCAGGCACCCCGTTGGTTACTCCGTTTACGCCGCGCCCGGCCCTTACGCAACAAGCAGGGCCGTCAGCCGGTCAAGGGCGTTGGGCCGGGGGGAGGTCACAGCTTGCCTACGGCGGGGGTATGATGCAGGGCTTGGGCTTTGTTGACGGACAGCCTTCCCCGCGCCAGACATCTTCTGCCCCGGCCATGCCTACGCAAAGCCAGCTCATCGGTATTCAACAGGATCCTCGTGCTGATACAATGTCTGTGGCTGAGGAATTGGGCATGCCCACACCGAAGGCAGTACTTCCAGAGGAGCAGGCTCCCGTTGCTGCGGGAGCCGCGACTCCCGCGAATCGGGAGCAGAGGGCAGACAACTTTCTGCGAAACCATGTTGTCGTAGGTACGATACCTGGCAGTCAGAGGGAGGATCGCGTTCCTACCCCGCAGGTGGAGCCGGGATGGAGCTACAGCCTGCCGTCATTTGTGACGGCCCCGTATCGGCAGACGAAGCCTGAAAAGAGTTCTGAAACCGGGCAATCGGAAAAGGAGACACCGAAAGTCCCGAAAGAGACACGGAAGGATTTACTCAGCCAGCTTTCTCAAGAAAGCCGGAAGGAGGCCCGACGCCTGACCAATGCTCAGATTCGTGAACGAGTACGGGCTGAACGGAATCCAGTGAAGTTTGACAGGGATGCTATCGACTACACGGTCGAGGATTACCCCATGCCTACCGCTCCGAGCGGTACTGCTTTCACCAGCGCCAGCGGGCGGCGGATGGCTCCGTTCCCACAAGTGGATTATTCGACGCCCCGCAAACACAAGACCAGCAATGCCAAAGTCGCGGCATGGCTGCTGGATGAGGCACGGAAGGAGGCTGCTCCGAACGAATGGCGGTCGCTCATGATACGCGGTATGAGGGCTGATAACCTCAGTCCGGCGGATGTGTGGGAACTTGTGGATATTCTGTCCAATGGTGTGGAAAAGGAGGTAATACCACCGCTTCTCAAGCCTCTTCCGGCGGAGACGGAACCCACGAACGATGCAAAGAAAGAGCCGGGGAAAGAGGACGGAAAGGAAGCTGCGGCGGGCGCAACACAAGCGGAGCTAAAAAAGGAACGGGATACTTCCGAGCCTCAAATTGCCGCTTCCGAAGCGCAAGGCAGAAAAATTGCCGAATCTGACGCTTCCGAAGAGAATGATAATGTAGTAAAAGAAGACAAAACAACACGCGAGGTTTCCGATGGCCAAGATAGTGTCCGTAACGAGTTGGCGCCCCTCAGACAGCCGATGGTGGATGAGCAGGCTGCTGTGGCTCTTGGAGAGCGACCCGAAGCAAGCGCTGGAACTGTGGAACAGTCCGAACCACGAGGCATTAAAGAGCCATCTCGACTTCATGGCGGAAAGCGCCGAAAAACTGATGTCAGCGATGGCAAACACGCCGGACGACATAGTGCAGGAACGGATAGCAGCGGAATACTGTCCAATGACGGACTTCCCGGACGAGGAACTTCCCGAAGAACTTCAAATAGAGATTCTGAATTGGGCGGAGAAGGTGCGCAGGGAGGAAGCCGAGACGGACGGCGCGCACGGGGAGACGGAAGACGAGTAGGCGATGAGAGTCAGCCGTTCGCAAAAGGCCCTGTCAACCAGAACAATCATCGTATAGCCGACGATGACATCATCGTTCCTGGCGGCTCAGTGGCCCGTGCCAAGGCGAATATCGCCGCAATCCGCTTGGTCAAAAAACTTGATGAAGAAAATCGGCCAGCGACCCCCGAAGAAAAGAAAATCCTCACGCAATTTACGGGATGGGGGTCTTTGGCCCAAACCGTATTCAATCCTGAACACGTTCGCACGGCACGCTCTGAAGTGCAGGTTCGGGAACGCGGTTGGAATTACTCTCCGCTTGGACATCTTTCCCAGGCTGATCGGGAAAAATACGCAAAATGGAAGAGCCAGTACGGCGAAGCCCTCATGCCCGAACTTGGTGGACTGCTCACGGAAAAAGAGTGGGCGTCCGCCGAAAAGTCTACGCTCAACGCACATTACACGGATCGCAATGTCATTTCCTCTATGTGGAAGATGGCGGAGCATTTGGGATTCCGCGGCGGGCGAATTCTTGAACCGTCCGCTGGTACGGGGCTTTTCTTTGGCCTCATGCCGGAAGAGATTTCCCAAAAGTCTTCTCTTGTCGGCGTAGAACTAGACGAAGTAACGGGTAAGATTCTCAAGTACCTCTACCCCGATGCCGACATACAAATCACGGGATTTGAGAAGTCCAAGCGTCTGGGAGACAATAGCGTCGATCTTGTTATTTCCAACGTGCCGTTCGGAGATTTTCAGGTATTCGACAAGATTCGGCCACAGTACAGCAAGCAGTCCATCCACAACTATTTCTTTTCCCGCGCCATTGATACCGTGCGCCCCGGCGGTCTGGTCATGCAGATCACGTCGCATTTCACGCTTGACAGCGGAAGTGCGGCACGTCTGCGTGAAGAGTGGGGGCGCAAGGCCGATCTTGTGGCCGCCGTGCGGCTTCCGGGAACCGCCTTTGAGAAAAACGCAGGTACAGAGGTCACGACGGACATCATCGTTCTCCGCAAAAAATCCGATAGCGATTTCTTCCTTGGGCAGCCTTTCCGCAACCTTGCCGCCGTGGAAACCAGACAGGGAGAAACTCAGGTCAACGAGTATTTTGTGGCGCATCCAGAAATGGTGCTTGGTGAACATTCACTTTCCGGCAGCATGTATGGCAGCAATGAATATACGCTCCTGCCGAAAAAAAATGAGCCGCTGCAGGATGGGCTGAATCGTATTGTTGAGAACCTGCCCGCAGACGTTTACGGCGTAGATGCGGCCAGCGCCCCCGTTGCCGATCACTCTGGAAAGGAAGCCCAGGAGGGAGCCAAGGAAGGTTCTCTCGTGGAAGACGGCGGATCCGTGTATGTCGTGGCGGACGGGCGACTTGAAAAGCCGGAATGGGCAGAGAAGCCCCACCAAGTGGAACAGGCAAAAGCATACATTGGCGTCAAGGACACCGCATTGCAGCTCATTTCTGCCATGAATGTTGACGATGGAAATGAGCGGGTAATTGGGCTGCAAAAAAATCTCAATGAAAAATATGACGCCTATGTGAAGAAGTTTGGCCCAATCAATAAGTTTGGAAACAAATTTCTTGAGGACGATATTGAATTTCCGACAATGGCAGCCCTTGAGCATGTAACGGAAATTACTGTACAGAAAACCGTCAAAAGTGGGCCGCAGAAGGGCACCATTCAGCCAGCAAAAGAAAGACAAATATCCAAGGCAGATATTTTTTCCAAGCGTACCATTTTTCCCTTCCATGCTCCGGCTCATGCCGACAGTGTGGAAGATGCGATAAAGATCAGCCGAATCTATAAAAACAAGATCGACCTGCCCTATATCGCGTCCCTGTTGGGTATGGACACGGAACAGGCAAGGAAGGCTCTGCTTGAAACAGTGGAAGTCTTTGAAAACCCGGAAAGCGGGCTGCTTGAGCCAAGGGACGTGTATCTGTCCGGTAACGTGCGGGAAAAGCTGCATCGCGCCGAAGCAGCGGCGGAAGAAAACCCAGCCTATACCAACAACGTGGCCGCCCTGCGTGAAGTACAGCCGGAGCGGATCGGCATCGATTCCATCTATGTAACCATCGGTTCGTCGTGGCTTCCTCCCCATGTCTATGAGGGATTCTTGAAGCACATTGGCGTCCGGGCAGTCAAAATCACGCGGACGCGCCTTCCCGGAGACGAAGGCGGCACGACCTGGGATGTTCAGGGGACTGGCTTTTCCGCAGACGCGAAAAATAAGTGGGGTACAGAACGCGCCCTCGTCACGGATATTGTCGAGGATTGTCTGAACCTCAAGCGCGTCGTCGTCATGGACACATTCAGGGAGGGGGGAAAGACAAGGAGCGTCCGCAATGATGCTGAAACGATGGCAGCGCAGGAGAAGCAGCGTCTGCTTCAGGAGGAATTTTCCCGATGGGTGAAGGGAAGCGAGTTTGTTCAGGAAATTGAAGACATTTATAATGAAACCTTCAATGGTTCTGTCGTGCGCCATTTCGACGTGCCGGACATCAAGCATTACCCCGGCGCATCGCACAGCATCGAATTGAGAGACAACCAGAAAAGGGGCGTATCCCGCGCCCTGCAAGAATCGTGTCTTCTGGCGCATGGCGTAGGTTCGGGGAAGACTATGCTCCAGATTACCCTAGCTATGGAGATGCGCCGCTTAGGCACGGCGAAGAAACCATGGATTGTGGTACAAGGAGCGACCCTTGCGCAGTTTGCGGCGTCGTTCAAGGCGCTTTACCCCGGAGCACGTATTCTCGCTCCGACAGAGGAGCAGCGAAACGCAAAAAATCGCCGCCGACTGCTTGCACGGATAGCCAGCGGCGATTGGGATGCCGTCATCACTCCACATGGATTTTTTAATGGTGTTTCTGTCTCTCCCGAAACAGAAACGCGGTTCATTTCGGAACAGATTTCCGAATATGAAGACATGCTGGAGGGGATGGACAAGGAACAGAGGATTACACGAAAGCAGATAGAAAAGAAAATCGAGAGGTTGAAACTTCGCCTTGAAAAGCTGGCAGACACGCGCAAGGACGAAAACATATACTTTGATGATCTTGGCATCGACGCCCTGATTATTGATGAAGCCCATGCGTACAAGCGCGGTCAATTTGTCACCAAGATGGACAACGTAAAAGGGCTGGACAGGGATTCATCGCAAAGATCAATGCAGCTCTTGATGAAAGCCAGAATGGTTCAGGCAAAGACCGGCGGGAAAAATGTTGTCCTTGCAACGGGTACACCTATTTCCAATACCCTGACGGAAATGTGGACTATGTTCCGTTATACGCGCCCCGATCTTCTGAAACAGTTTGGCGTTGAACAATTTGACGACTTTGCCACCACTTTTGCAGCAACAAGCGTCACGCAGGAAGAAACGGCAACTGGAGAATGGAAGGATGTCGAGCGGTTCAACAAGTACGTCAACGGGCCGGAACTGCTTACCCTGTGGAGGCTTGGGGCGGACGTTGCCATAACGGAAGACCTGACGAGCATCAAGAACATGCCCAAACTCAAGGGGGGCAAGATACATGAAGTAGCCGTCGAGCGTTCCGGGGCGCTGTCGAATTACATTGAAGCGTTACGACAGGAGCGGATCGCGTGGGACAGGCTTACGGGCAAGGAAAAAAGAGAAAAGTCCTATGTGCCTCTTACCATATACGGACGCGCAAAGCAGGCAGCCATTGATTTGAGGCTTGTCGATTCTACCCTTGAAGATGAACCTAACAGCAAGGCAAACACGGCTGTTCGGAATATCTTTGAGCGATGGGAGAAGTACAAGGATTCAAGCGCAACGCAGATTGTATTTTCCGATACATTCCAGAGCAGGGACAAATCGTTCAACCTGTTCAAAGATATAAAGGGCAAGCTCATCCAGCGGGGGATACCCGCAAAAGAGATTGCCATTATCCACGACTACAAAACGGACGAGGCGAGAAAGAAGCTCTTTGACTCCGTTGTTGAGGGTGAAGTCCGGGTGCTGATGGGCACGACGGAGAAACTTGGCGTTGGTGTGAACGTGCAGGATCGCCTTGTGACGGCGCATCATCTTGACGCGCCGCAGCGCCCCATGGACTTTGAACAGCGCAACGGGCGCATCAGAAGACCGGGTAATATGTTTCAAGAGGTTGAAATCCTGACCTATGGGACAAAGAACACTCTTGATTCCGTGACGTTCCAGCAGCTTATCAGCAAGCAGAAGTTCATCAACCAGCTTTTGCGCGGAAATGTATCCGATCGGAGTTTTGAAAACCCGTTCGACGCCACGCAGGCCACGTTTGAAGATATGATGGCTGCCTTTTCCGGCAATCCTCTTGCGAAAGAGAAGATGCAGCTTACGGCGGAAGTCAGGCGCTTGAAGGCGCAGCTTGCGTCTCACAACTCGCAGATTTCCAATCAGAGGTCGAAACTCCGTTCCATGCGGGCGCGTCTTGAACAGCAGCGCGGATTACTCCCTACGGAAAAGGCCATTACCGACTTTGTGAAAAGGAACTATCCTGACGGGGCGATAGAGGATCGCAAAGAGCTTACAAAGCAATTCAGCGAGTGGCTTGTCCCTGCAACAAAGGAAATCCTTGACGCTATCAGCGTCATCAAGTCCGAAGCCCAGTGGTACGTCAAAGACAAAAAGGCGTACAACAGGAGCACGAGCATAGAGATCGGGAATGGTGTCAGCATAGACATAAGCCTCTTCCCGAAGATTCGATTCAGCGATGAGGAAACAGAGCACACGGTTATTTCAGAGTATGTCCTGAAAGGGCCGCACGGCATCAAGGAGACGGACAGATTCAATGGAGCGCAGGGCCTGTTCTCGCGGATTTCCAACGTCCTTGCTCAGCTTCAGAACCGTGAAATGTACGCAAAGGCGCGGATCAAGGACACCGAGGCACAGATAGAATCCCTGGAAAGGGAAGTCGAAAGGCCGTTCCCGCAACGTGAAGAGCTTGATGCCGCCGAACAGCGCCTTGCAGAAGTTGAGAAGGAGCTTCAGGCCACGACCAAGGTAGAGGAAAAGCGGGAGCAGAAAGAGGATGAGGAGCCGCTTGCCTCCATCCTGCCTGGGCAGTACCTTCCCCGCGACAGAGAAACGCGGCTGACTCTAGCTGTGGCCGCCGTGCGACGTGTGGCCGATTCTCTGGGGAAGATGGCGAAAAACGCCGCGCCGGTACGTGTGGTACGGCGTTTTGAGGAACTTCCAGAAAGCATCAGGAAAAAATATGCTGGAAATGCCTCTGCCTTGGAAGGCGTGTATGACCCGCGTTCCCGCGTGGTCTGGCTCGTTGCCGACAATTTGAGTGATGCCGGGCGGGTGGCGGAGGTCTGGGCCCATGAACAGATTGTGCATCATGGCCTGCGCGGGCTTTTTTCCGATTCCGAGCGGCACGCCATACTCAACCAGCTTTGGGTAAGCCTTGGCGGTATGAGCAATCCCCTGATTCGCAGGGTGGCCGAAACCTATGGGTTGAAGCCGCGTACAGTCGCCGCCGACAGGCTCACAGTAATGGAGGAAGTAATCGCGCATCTGGCCGAAAAGCGGCAGAGCGGCAGGCTGGATACGAAGGAACAGAGTTTGTGGCGAAAGATCGTCAATGCCGTGCTGCGTGTGTGGAAGAAGGTGATAAGAGCCGTATCCGGGCGTGAAAGCCGGATGGCGTATGAAAATATTGACGCGTTGTTGTCTGACCTTGGCAGCTTTGTCTGGGAAGGCAAGGGCGTGGGTGAATCCTTTAATTCTGATCAGCTTGAAGCTGGAGCGCTTGCGGCCAGAAAGAACGGGGAAGCCGTACACTACAAGAAAGCCGGAACGAAAAATTCCTCCAAAGATATTGTACTGCTTCCCGACGGGAGCGAAGATTTCGGCGTTATGCCGGAAATTATGTTGAACAACGGGAAGAAACTCACGGCAGCACCGCTTCGGTTGCTTCGGGGGATCAGTTCTTTTGGCAGAGGAAAAGGTTTTGCTCACATTGAAGACGCCCACGGCGATGACATACGGGCACTTGGCTATCCCAATGTGCAGGCTTTTGTTTGGGAACTGGTCAACGGCTTTGACGAGATTTGGGCAGGAACCGAAAAAAGTCTGACCCTCGTACGGAGCAGAAAAAGCGGAAAATCAGCGGGATTTATTGAGCTGGAAAAGAACGGCGAGTTTTACGAGATAAAATCCGCGTTTCCAGTGGATACTGTTTACCCTGTGGCGGGGACAAGAAAATTGCTTTGGAAGCGCCACTCTTTCGCTTCAACCGCAACCGACGAACGGAACCCCTTTCTCTCCCAGTCTAAGCCGGGCCATCATGCCTCCATAAAGTCGGAGGAGACACCGCAGAGCTTGCGGGGGCAAAGCAATGGAAAGAGTATAATGCAGGCGCGGGATGGTGGCAAGCCCCTTGCGTCTATGGGAGAAGACAGGGAAGCCGCCGGGTATGCCGCGTGGGAACAGCTTCAGAGGGATACGGAAGCGTGGGGACGGCAGGTGGATGCGTTTGCCCCGGCACCTTCTCGTGGTGCAGACAAGCGGCATCTTCTCTCCGTATGTCGCACTCCTGACGTGTTGCGGAAGCTGGGAGCGCCAGATCTTCCCATGACCATGACAGCACGCAATCTGGAAAAGATTCTCTCCGACAAGCAGGATCACCAGTTGCCAAAAGATTTGGTGAAGCAGTTGCCCAAAGCTCTTGCCGAACCCGTGATGGTCTTTGAATCGGCCACAGAAGCCAATGCCTTTGTGGTACTGACGGAACTGACGCATGAAGGGCGATCCGTGATGGTCGCCGTGCATCTGGATACGGAACGCCAGCGTATGAGGGTAAACGACATCGCCAGCGCCTACAAACGCGGCAATGAGGGATGGTATATTCGGCAGATTGAAGAGGGGCGCCTGCTGTATCAGGACAAAAAGAAAAGCCTCGCATGGGCGCGGACAAAAGGGCTACAATTGCCCAGGGTGCGCAAACTCCCATCGAGACTTTCTGAAAAAAGAATACTCACCGACGCGGATATCGTCAAGCCCGTGGAGCCGCCCTTGACGCAGGAAGACGATGCCCCGCTGGCTTCTCTTTCGCCGCGCGACATCCTTGGCATGACCGTCAGGCGGGCGGCGCGGGAGGCAGGCGAGCCGGAAATCAGGCATCTGTTCAAGGGTGATGATCTGACCATGCTCCAGAGCATTGTGCAGTTGCCGCATTGGATAGCCAAGCAGGCACCGGCTTTTGCCAAGGTGTACGAGCGGCAGCTCAGGCGCATGGATGAGCGTTCCGCCGCCCTGAAAAAGAGTCTGGAAACCGTGCCCAGCATGTTCGGCAAAGCTCGTTTGAAGGCTGCCGATATGGACAGCCTGCGCAAATTGCTTTGGGAATATGAGGGGAAGGAGGTAAAGGCTCTTGAAGGCGTCGAGAAGTTCCTGACCAAAGAGACGTTGGCAACGGGCCGTGAGCTTATCAAGGTCAATCCTGAGTTCTACAGCGCCTATCAGGGATGGCTTGACGGCCTTCACGGGACTAAGGCAGCCAAGGCCGCTATGCTGGAAATCCGCAAGAGCCTGGACGCCGATCTTGTGCTGGCTCACAACCGCATGGCCGCCATGTCCGAGATGAGCGACGACGCCATCAAGGAGTTTCGGCAGAGCATCGGCCATGTGCCCAACTACTTCCCGCATCACCGTTATGGCTCCTATTTTGTTCAAGCGAAAGTGGGCAATGAAGTTGTATTCAGGCAACACTTTGACGCTCTGGGGAAAAAGGCGGCCATGGCCAAAGCCCGGAAAATTGTCGAGGAGCAGCGCAAGAACTACCCCGATGCTGAGTGGTCGGATGGCAAAAATGACAGCCTGCCTGATGAAGTGCTGGGGGC